CGCTGCACCCCGGCCCCCGAGGTCCGTGCCGAGGAGCCCAAGGTTCGCATCGAGGCCGTTCCCTTCTCGGGCCGCCTGCGTGCGTTCAACAGCGTCGAGGATGCCTACAAGACGGGCATGTGGCTGAAGGCCAAGAGCGGCGACGCCGAGGCCAAGCGGTGGTGCCAGGATCACGGCGTTGAGGCCCGTGCGATGGGTTCGACCTCGGCGAACAGCGGTTCGGCCGTGGTGCCCGACGTGCTCTCCTCGACGGTCATCCGGCTCGTCGATCAGTATTCGGCTTTCGCTCAGAACGCCACGAGCGTGACGATGCCGAGCGACGTGCTCCAGTTCCCGCGTCGGACGGGCGGCACGACTGCCTACTGGATCGACGAGAACACGGCGATCACGGCCAGCGACCCGACCATGAACCAGGTCTCGCTGACGGCGAAGAAGGTGACGGGCGCGGTGGTTGTCGCGAGCGAACTGCTCCAGGACTCCATCGTGTCGATCGCCGACTTCATCGCCACGGAGCTCGGCCTGTCGCTCGCCAACGCCGTCGAGGCGGCTGCGTGGAGCGGTAACCCGGCGAATGCTCCCGCCGTGGCCGGTCTTGTGACCAGCCACACGGGCGGCCTGCTCGCCTCCTCGGGCGCTACCTACGCCGCGTCGCTCGTGACCGCTGCCGGTGACACCCCCGACGAGGTGACCAAGGCCAACCTGCTCGCGATGATGGCGGCCGTGCCGCAGCACTCGCGTCAGGGCGCCAAGTGGTTCTGCTCGCCGTTCTTCTTCGCGACCTGCATGCAGGCTCTCGACCTGAATCAGGGCGGTTCGGTTGGCCTGTCGCAGGGCATGGGTCTGACGTTCCTGGGCAGCCCGGTGGTCCTCACCGACCGGCTCCCGAGCGGTGCGGACTCGACTGGCGTGGTGATGGCGCTGTACGGCAACATGGCCAACAGCTCCTACTACGGCGTGCGGCAGTCCATCGAGATCGCCAGCAGCGATCAGGTGAACTTCCTCAGCGACCAGACCGTGATTCGGGCCGTCGCCCGCGTGGCGATCGCTCACCCGAACCTCGGTTCGTCCACCGTCGCCGGTCCGGTCATCGGCCTCGTCGGTGCGTGAGCCTGACGGCTTGACGTGATGTGCAAACTGGGCGGGCCGCTCCACTACGGGGCGGCCCGCTCTCTTTTTGCGAGGTCTGCATGATCGTCAAGGTTGGGAACACTGAAGCCGACGTTCGGGTGGAAGCCATCCTGTCCATGCCCAGGCTGTCGTTCACGGCCAATCACTTCGCGTGGGCTCAGGCACTCATGCCGCTGGGGATTCGCCCCACGATGGGCACGGGTGCGTTCTGGAGCCAAGTGAACACCCGCGTGATGGAAAAATTTATCGACACCGCAGAGTTCCTTCTTCTCATTGATTACGACACGTTTTTCTGTCGTGAAGACGTAGAGCACCTCTTCGCGATGGCGCTGACGTTTCAGTGCGACGCGCTGACGGGGCTGCAAACGAAACGCGAAGACGGCCGCCCGATGCTCACGCTGCCCGGCACGCTCGACAACCCGCCCGAGAGCGGCACCACGAGCCTGCCTGCGTCGTGGTTCGCGGAGCCCGTGCAGGAAGTGGACACGGCCCACTTCGGGCTCACGGTGATTTCCACGGCCGCCCTGAAGCGGTGCAAGAAGCCCTGGTTCTGGTCGAAGCCCGGCCCCGACAACTCATGGAACGAGGGCCGCGTGGATGACGACATCTGGTTTTGGCGCAACTGGCGGGAGAGCGGGAACCGCGTCTTCGTCTCGCCGCGCGTCGTCTTGGGCCACGGCGAATACGTCGTGACGTGGCCGGGGCAGAACCTCGGCAAGCCCGTGTTTCAATGGACTACCGAATTCACGAGCACCAACAAACGGCCCGAAACTGCATGGAGCGTGCCCCAATGAAGAAACTAAGGATGCTGCGATCGTTCCGCTCCTACCGCCCAGGCCAGGTCGTGGAGATCCCCGGCGGCTTGGCGGCGGAACTGATCGCCAAGCGGTTCGCGGTGGAGGACCGTCAGCAGGAGTTGATCGAGACGGCCGCCGTCGAGCACGACGTTGAGACGGCCGACGCCACGCCCAAGCGGAGACGCAAGAAGTGAAGTACCGCAGCCTCAGCCGCCAGACGCCCCCCGCCGTGGAGCCCGTGACGCTCTCTGAGGCGAAGGCCCACTGCCGCATCGACGGCAACGCCGATGACGCCTATGTGGCCTCGCTCATCACGGCCGCCCGCGAGTGGTGCGAGCAGTACCTCGACCGCACGCTCGTCTACACGCAGTGGTTGATGAGGTTCGACCGATTCCCACCAGACGGCACGATGGACATCGAGCTCCCCCGCCCGCCAATGGCGACCGCTGGCACGGCCACGGCCGTCGCCCTGACGTTCACCTTCCAGACGGGCGAGACGGCCACCTACTCGTCGGCCAGTTACCGCGTAGATCGGCACAGCACGCCGGGGGCCGTGAAAGCGTTGTACGGCCAGACGTGGCCCCCGCACCTGCAAGACGACAACGCGATCAGTGTGACGTGGTGGGCTGGCTATGGCAACAGCGGCACCGACGTGCCCGCCGCGATCCGGCACGCAATGCTGATGCTCGTTGGATTCTGGTACGACAACCGCAGCACGGTGCTCGTGGGCTCGATCTCCAAGGAGCTGGAGTTCGCCGTATCGTCCCTGCTCGACTCGCAGAAGTGGGGCTCCTACCGATGATCGACGCCGGGAAGCTCCGCGACCGCGTTACGGTCCAGATCGCCAGCGGCACGACCAATGCCCTGGGCGAGACGGTGCTGGCGTGGAGCAATTCCACGAGCGTCTGGGCGAGCGTGGACGGCGTGAGTGCCCGCGAGGCTCTCCTTGCCGGGCAGAATCAGGTCTCCATGAGCCACCGCGTGCGGATGCGTTACCTGCCGGGCCTCACGCAAAACATGCGGCTGTCGTGGGGAGGCCGTGTTCTGGAGATCGTCAGCCTGCTCGAACACAACAACCGCAGCGAGCACGAGATCATCTGCCAGGAGAACGTCGGCTAATGGCCGTCGCGGGAATCAAGCTGCAACTCGACTCCAAGGAAATCGCGGGCCTTCGCGATTCGCTGCGGAATCTGTTTGCCCCGAAGGAAGTGGCCCCGATCCTGGGCGAGGCGCTGGAGAAAGCGATCTGGCCCGCGTTCCTGCGGCTGCGCGAGGTGACGCCTGTTGGCCCCACTGGCAACCTGAAGCGGGCCGTCAATCACAAGGTGAGGGTGTACGGCAAAGACGGCGGTGCCGTGGGCCTCATTGGATACAACCGATCCGGCAAAGGCGAAGCCCAAGAGATCACGCCGGGCGGTGTGCAGCTGGGGCCAGACCGGGCCTTTCACCAGTGGTGGCTGGAGTTCGGAACGAAGCAGCGCGAGGTGCCTAGCGGGAGGAATCCCACCGGCGGCCCCAAGGAGCGGCAGTACCAGCGACGCAGCCCGACAGCGCCATACCAGCGGGCTAGACGGCGAAACGGAAGGCTCATTATCGAGACCGTTCAGGGCAGCGGCGTGCTGCACGAGGTGCGCGAGCGAGTCCCGACTTATATCGCGTCGAGCCTCAGCGGAACCGGCCCGTTCAAGATCATGAGGAAAAGCGACGGTGGTGTTTCTACGGACAACCCGCACGCTTTCTTCAAGAAGTCGAACAGGCCAATCGTGATTCCGCGAATGCAGCCCGGCGGCACCGAAGGCCAGCCGCCAGTGGAAACGGCATGGCGGCAATCCCAGCGGCAGGTCGCCTTCATCCTCCAGCAGGAACTTCGGATTTCGCTGGAGCGGGCCTTGTCGTCGCTGAACTACAGCGGCACGGGCACAGTGAGCGGCACGCCGTAACTGCAAGCAGAGGCGGGCTCGCTGGCACGATGGGGGCATGTCGTTCAAATCCCCCGAGTCTGTGGCGCGGTCGGCCCTGGTAGCAAACACAGCCGTGGCTGCCGTGATCGGCACGCGCGTGTTCCCGGTGCTGGCCCCAGCAACGGCCGCCCTGCCGTTCGCCACCTATCGCCGGTCGGGCGTCATTCGAGCGCACACGCTATCCGGCCCGATGGGCGTGCCCACGGTGAACATGACGCTGGACATCTATGCCGAGACCTATGAGGCCGTGCGAGACCTTGCTGACAAGTGCCGCAAGGTTCTGGATGGGTACGGCGGCACCGTGAACAATGTGGAAGTGAAGAACGTCAGTCTCCAAAACGAGGCAGACGGATTCGTCCAGTTGGCCGGTGGCGACCTTCCGCCGGTTTATTCCGTTTCACAAACCTACGCAATCCTCTGGCAGGAGACTTAGCAGATGTCAGCAACGCCGCATGATGGATCGGGCACCACGTTCTCGTTCGGTGGCACCGCGTTCACCGTCACGAACATCGTGGTGAGCAACACGGACCCGGCCGCCGACGACACCATTGACGTGTCGCACCTCGGCCTGACCACCGGCAACAGCGTGAAGACCATCAGCCGCCCGCTCAAGGGTTCTGCTACCGACACGGGCCGCGAGGTCGTGGTGGACTACCTCGGCACGAACATCATCAGGGACGCCTCAACCGGAACGCTCGTGCTGA